CGCCTTAGCCATTGCCTCTTGCTCTTTCAGGGCCATTTCCCGCTGTCGCATCTGCACAATCGGGTCTTCTTGCTGTTCGGCGTTTTGCTCGGCTTGGGCCATCATCGCGGCCTTACCGGTAATCTGATCTGCCGCCGGGGCAACCAGTCTTGATATGCGGAGTTCAATATCTTCCGGAAGTTTTTCATCTGGACCGGGAAGCTCGACTCCCAGCTCCCGCTCAATCTTGGCGCGATACGCAAATGCGACGTGCTCTGCAATATGAGAGGACATTGCCGCTTGCATTGCTTTGGCGTTTGGCGCCTTGGTAGCCAGTTTTTGTATTTCTGGATCCTGCATAGCCGCCATATGGACTTGAATGTGCGCCTCATGGTCCTGATAAATAAACGCCTTGACGGGTTCTCCATTCAGGATATTCATGTTTTCTGTGACGGGGTCTGTCGGCTTTAAGTCGTCCTCTGTGGGGACAATCTTATCGGCATCCTGAATACCCAGAACCTCTAGCATCTGTCGATGAAGAAGAGGCATGTCGTACATCTGCGGCGCAGACGTGGCAAGCTGTAGTGCCGCCTGATACTGCATGATGCGCTGGGCCATTGTGCCCGCGTTCGGATCGCTGACCGGAATAATATCTACCCGATCATCAAAATCTTCGATCATTACCTGACCGTCTTCAAGATCATACGGGTAAGCTCCCGGCCCGTAGTCCCGAACAATTTCAGTCAAGATGCCTAGCTCACGCGAAACAGCGGCATGGACACGGGCTTGAACCGCGCTCATTACCTTCATCTCTCGCTCAAGCACAGCAAGTGTGGTGCCAACCGGCGCCTCGCCATTAATGTCTGAGGCTTTTACATCCGCCGCTGATGCGAATCTACGCCCTTCCTGTACGATATCGCCAAGCAACTGATACAGCACGTTGCTGGGTTCCTTGTACGGCAGGAACGAGATGTTGTCGCGGATTGCGCCACCCGGAACATCTACGTCTCGGAACTCTCCGGGCATGATGGGAGTATCATCACCCTTGATTCTGAGTCCCCGAGATTTCAATCCTCCCGGTAGGTTGGCAAGCGTTCCGGCGTCTACAAGCTGTCTTAGCAACGATGTAGCTGACTTGGACAGTCCGCCAATCATATGCACTAGACCGAAGCCGTAGAAGCCTAGTCCGGGCAGATATTGGTAGTGAACGTAGTGATCCCGCTTTAACTTCTTGGGGTCGTCCTCATACCAGTTCCGCCGAACTGCAAGTATTGTTCTGGATGACTTGTCAATAGTAACCACATACGGCAACGCAATGCCCGTAGGCTCCCCGCGATCCGAATCTTCAAATCCAATAAGGTCAATATCGACGTGCATCTCAAGCAGGACGTGACGATTATCAAACTCGTAATTTTCCGAGTCTCCTGTCAGCCTGTTGTACTTCTGTTGGATTTCAGAGATATCGGGCGCCGGAGGAGGCAAATCGATGTCGCTGTAAAATCCTGCAACCTGTAGCTTCCTAATTTCGTTGGAAGTTTTCTTCATTATGTGGGTAGCGCGCTCGCACGTCGTTAGGTCTGACGCGCCGTAACTCACCACAAAGTCTTCTGCTGGAACGAACATTGCACAAGGACGATCCATGTTGGGATCGAAATACACCTTGCGGAACGCAGAGCCAGCAATCGGCAAAGAAAACAGCAGTTTTTCTGTCTCTGTCCGATACTCAGTCATGCGCTGTGTTATCAAGTAGTTGAGGTAGTTCTCAACCCTATGAGCCTGTTTTGTCTTGTCGTCGGTGATTTTCCCGACAATAGAGGTCTTAACAGGCCCGCTTGCGGGGTAAATCTCTTGTATTGTCTGGGCTTGGAACCGAATAACCGCCTCTGCCAGCATGGGGTGAAACACACCACAGGCGCCTTCCCAAGGCGTTGACCGGTCCTCAAACTTTAGTCCCAACAAGTCAAGACCACGGATATAGGAATCTTCCCAGTCTGCACGACTGTTTCTGTCTGCCTCAAACTGAGCAACAAGCTCGCTTGACAAGACATCAAGGTCTGCCTGACCCATAAACTCAACTAGGTTTGAGTCGTGCTGGACCCCCATCAGCTCAGAAGCCTCGGGGCTAAAATCAATAATCATGCCGCCATCTTCGTCCATCATGCTGATAGACTCGGGGTTTTCGACTAAGATTTCTAGTGCGTTGCCTTCTGAGGTCAGTTCGTCAAAAGGCTCGGCAATCCGGTCAATAGCCATATTTAGCTCTTACCGCCCTTCTTTCCGCCCTTGGTGTTCATCTTGCTCATGACCCTGCCGCCTTTAAAGTAGCCCTTGGTCTTAGGGACCATGCCGCCAGCCATCATTTTTCCTTTGCCATCAGCCGCAAAGAAGGGCACTTTTGCACCATCCTTTTCGACCATCTCAAGCTTTCCGCCCTTCTTGTACTTGTAGCCATCTGGGTGGGATTTTGCCTTTACCTTGCCGCCAGCGGCATACATCTTGGACTGCTTACGCATCATCTTGGTCACCTGCATATAAGTTGTCGAACACTCTGTTTACGTCCAGCGTGTAATCCAAGTCCGACTTAGAGTAGTGAATGTGCTGAGACGGCCTAAAATCTGGTGCGCCCTCCCCTACAGAAAACCACGCTGGGTGAGTCACCCTTACGCGGTTATTGGGAAGAGCCACAATGTTTCCTGTCCACGGGCCTGCATCTAACAACTCCATCACATGACTCTGCTTGTGTTGAGCTGGGTCATCTGCAATTTCGTTGTCGGTGTAGTCCACCGTAAACATGTACTTGGCGGGATAGAAGTTGCCGTCTATCTTGGCGATCCAAGGGCACGGCGTTGCCCTATCCAGCACATACACACTATGCTCTCTGGATGAACAATCCCAAGGCTGTGCCGCATACACCGGCATTGGCTCGGGCCATTCCTCGAAAGGGGTGTCTCCCACCAAGGCGGTGATAGGCATTCTCGCCCACATCGCGCCACCGTGAACATTTGGCTCATCGGTGTCATAGGTCTCGGCGCCAGTAAAAATAACCTGAAAGCTCAAGCACCTACACGGCATAGTGGTTACAGCGACTACCATCGCGTGTAAAAACTCTCCGTGATACTTGTCGTGATTGTGCGTGTATTCACGTCTTACCCAGCACTTGAAGTGTGGGATGTTGCTTTGCAAAAAAGCCATAAGCCCCTCAGTAGTAGTTGGCGACCCTTCCGTGCGGGTCAAAGTCATCTTCTTCATCTGACCGGAGTGCGACAAAGCCGCCCTGTCGAAAGCGAAGAAGAGCTTGCGTCGAAGAGTCAACGAGGTCGTCATGCTCCCCAGCAGGGAACGCGGCAAACTCTTCTATGACTTCTTCGGCGAATCGAGTCTCTGGCGCCCATACAACGCCAGATGCAAACAAGTCAGCTACAGCGTTAACGCGAGCTATCTTGTCATTGCCGCGTGACGGGGTGTATTCCGATACCGGGATACCCATTGCACGAAGCTCAAATATAAGCGGCATCCCTGCCGCTTTGCCCTCAACAATAAAGGCATCGGGTTGCATATCAGTCCACATTTCAAAAGCTGTTTTTTTCAGCTCTGGGAACTCCAACCGCTCTTTGTAAGCATCCAACAGGATGATGTTTGGCTGTGTGTTGCCATCGTCGTCGGGGTGGTAAAACACGCCCCACGTTGTGCAAGCTGAGTAGTCAGCCCGTTGAGTTTTAAGAAAAGCTGTGTCCCATGACTGAATCACGAACTCACATTGCGGCGGATAATCAGGCTCCCACCTTTTCCACCATTCCCTCTTGATCAGTGCGCCTTCTTCGGCGGTAGGGTTTTGCTGGTATTGCGCATTCCATTTGGAAGCGGGTAGCTCACTACGCAGAGCTTCAAGCTCTGTAAGGCTCCAGAACTCAGGCCATAGGGACTTGCCCGACGGCATGATTGCTGGAAACTCTATGACCTCCCACTCATCGGAGCCTGTCCGTTGAGCAGAAGACTTAATAATCTTTCCGGTTAGATCCCGCATGTGCCAGCGAGTCATCACGATAATAATAGCGCCCCCCGGCTGGAGACGCTGTCGTGGTCCTGATGTGTACCAGTCGTATGTTCTGTCGAACACCGAGGGGTCTCCCGACTGGCCCTCTTGCTCTGAGTGAGGGTCGTCGATGATCAAAAGGTCCGCACCTTTACCAGTCACCGCGCCGCCAACACCAATAGCGAAGTATTCTCCGTTTTTATTGGTGCTCCAGCGACCTGCGGCCTTTGAGTCGGCCCTTAGCTGTAGACCGGGAAAGACCTTCTTAAAGTCCTCCGAGTCCACTAAGTTACGCACTTTCCGGCCAAATCCTACGGATAGCTCCGCTGTGTGCGCCGTCTGAATGATTTTCTTCTCTGGATACTGCCCTAAGAACCATGCAGGTAGCAGAAACGACGCAAATTCAGACTTAGTGTGTCGAGGTGGCATGTTAACAATAAGACGCTTTAACTCACCGCGAGCAATACGCTCAAACGCCTGAGCCATAATCTTATGGTGCCGACCCTCAATAAAAGCAGGCCATGTATGCCTGACGAAGCCCATAAAGGTGTCTTGAGCGTCTTCAACCTGTTGAGCCTGCTTTGCTTGGTCTAGTAGTTCCGCCGCCTTTAGCTTAACTGCTGGCGATGCACCCTTTAGCTTTTTTGCTAGGTCGGGCGTTAGCATTTCTGACATTATGCCATCCGGGCTGTTTTAGTCCGCTTAAATGATCTGTTTTTGGCCGCTGAAGTGACCTTTAGGTTGGATCTCTTGTTTGAGCCGCCTTTTGCGAGAGCCTTTTTGTGACCAACATCCTTGCCGTCACCCTTCTTAACCTTGCCTTCTTTCTCCATCACGTCCCGCGCCGTGTTGCGTTGAGCGCGTTTTTTCTTCTGATCTGGCTTGGAATGGTAGTTATCGTATTCTTTGCGGTAGTTACGCCGCATTAACGGTAGTAGCCTCCGCCATAATACCCGCCTCTTGGCTGGTACATGGGTTGCTGGTACATCGGTTGCCTGTAGCCGCCTTTTCCGCCATAGGGGCTGTACATCGGAGGAGGCATCATAGATGGAGGAAAAAACCCGGTATCATCGGACATCACGGGAGTCTGAGGGACGGGGTCGGCAGGGGGAGCGGATGGTCTAGCTCCGCCAGTCAGTGGAGCCGTGCCGCTTTCTTCGAGCAGAGCAGGGGTTAGTGCTGACGCAGATGCGCCCGTATCAATTGGTGGTGGAATTACTGGTGGTGGAATTACCGCGTCGTCTGGCGCTCCGGGCACCATTGCGCCACTATTGTTAGGCATAATGCCAGTTGAGTAACCTCCGCCTTTACCCATCATGGGACGCTGGGGCATTATTGGGGCATAACCCCCGCCCTTGCCGCCTCCGTAGGGGCTGTATCCGCCATATCCGCCAAATCCTGACGGCCCTAGCATGCCAGTCTGGGGCATGTACTGACTGGCCATCCCCGGAGTCTGATAGCCCATACCGTATCCAGTTGAGTAAGGATTTTGCCCATACAGGCTTGGTGGCTGAATGCCTGTTTCGCCAGTCATATTTCCGGTCCCATCGCCCCCGGCAAACATTGGCTTTTGCTGTTGATTGGTTCCGCCCTTTGCCGACTGCCCATATTGAGTGAAGAGTTCTTGTTGTGCCGCTTGCTGTGCTTGTTGTTGCGCGGCAAGCTGGTCCATCATTGCTTGCTGTTGCGCCTGATACGCCGCTTGCTGTGCTTTTATGGCATCTAGGACGCTTTGATTTGGGTTTGTGTTGCTAACTGTCTCGACTGATGCGGTTTCACCCTGACCGCCGCCACTAGCGGCATACTCCAGACCTTCTACGGAGTTCTTGATGGAGTTTGCAAGCTGACTTAGGTCTTGTCCGGTGTCAATCCAAGCCTGAATGTATTCCGGCTTTCCATCCCTGCCAAGGAATTGTTGGTACAGGGCGTTCACTTCCGCCGCTGTTGGCGGTGGCGTATATGCCGTGTCTGGGATAGGGCTGGCGTCATTGGGGTTGGTGCCTGCATCGACTGTTCCGCCGCGACCGTCTCGGACTGGGGCATTGGAGTCTATTGGCGCCTGTTGTCCGCTAATTGGGTTGACGCCTGCCATGCCGCTGTCATCGACAGTAGTCACGTTCCCCATAGTAGGATTGACGTTAGTAGAGTTGCTGTCTGCGTACTGCTGGCCTTCTTTTGATGCCTCTACCGCCGTCCTGATCTCGTCCAGAGACATGCCGGAATTAACCCAATTATTGATGTATTGAGACTGCCCCTTTCTCCCGAGAAACTGCTGGTAGATGTCCTGAACCGCATTTGGAGTTACATTGGTCCTCATTCTTCATTCCTCGGATAAAGTTCGGCCCTAAGAAAGACTAGACCTGTCTAGACTTACTTAAATCTATAAATTAAATAAAAATGGGCAATTAATAGTTGGAAAGCACTAGTAGTACAGTTCTAAGCTAGGACTGTTCTAGGGGATATGAATGTTCTAGGTAGAAATTCCCCCGGATTGTAGAGATATTACCCCCTTGACAAGAACATGTCTACAGTAAGACACGGTTTTTTTCTATTTTTTTGGTAATTTTACAGATTTAGGGCATTTTTTTAGAAAAATAGGGTGGGGGGTATGATTACAGGCCGTTTTCCTAGAAAAATCCCCCCTGCGTTAGACAAATAACGGGTTAGACAGAGCAGAAAAGTGCTAATTTTTTGAGCGTTTCACTATGTAATAGAAATGAGGGTACGCCTAGCTCTCAGGGGGGGTGGGGGGTGGGTCAATGCATGATGGTAGGTCCAGCAGAATCGGCCAGATCATCCGACTCGCTTGCATCTGACTGGTCGTCAGCTACAGATTCCAGCATCGTTTCAAGCTCGGCCAGTAGGTCATCGCTTGACCTGCTCTCGCTGGTTTCGATCACGTCTTTGAATAAGCCCACACTGCGACCAAGCAATTCACCTGCCCTGATCTTATTGCTGTCACCAGCCTCGGCGTGATCAACCCAGTGGCGAAGCTTGTCCAGCACTCTCTCTTTGTCCGAAAGGGCAGAAGCAAGTATTGACCGCTCTCTCTGCGCTATTAGCCCATCGACCCTTGCTTTGATATCAGCCCTCGCCATTAGCCGACTAGCCGCCTCTCGGTGTGTCGCAGTCTTACTACCCTCGGCCACATCGAACGCCTCACGATAAGCCGCCGACTGTGACATGCCTGATGCCACGCACCTTGCGAAGTGCATTTGCTTGGCTGTCAGCCCGTCCCGTGTC